TACTGACACTGCTGATATGACTATTAGAAATGCTACTATTGGATTGATTAAGATTAAGTAGAAAGCGATAATTCGCAGAAAGACAAAGGTAAAGATTAAATGACACAAAACAGATGGAAGAGTAAAGTATTATGGTTAGCGGTTTCATCGTTGATTACATTTCTTTTAACACAGTATGGCTTATGGCATTGGATTGGTTTAGATGAAGGTGCGTTTACTAAAGTTGTTGATTTAATTTTAGTTGTACTTGGTTTACTTGGTATTATCAATAACCCTACTGATCCAGAGAACTTATAATGCTTAAAGGGCAGAAATTAAAAACGATAGGGGGTGTTGAAGTAGCATTACTCCCTATGCGTTATCTAAGAGTTACCCAAACGATTGATGAAGATGGTACTACTCACGATGGAACACTTAACATTGATTTAGCGGGTAGAGATAGCGGTAGAGATGATATGTACGCACCAGTTAGTTGGAGTGTGGTTAGAAACTCTAATACACCTAATCACGAAGTTATTTATTGGAGTGATAATAAGGTGTTATGGGCTAATGGAACGATTGACTATATTTCAGTTAGAGTATTGCACGATGATGTTGTAATTGATTTGCCAGTTGGAAGAAACTTTGATCAAGGCGATGTTTGTTATCAAGAAGGTAATACAGGTGATAGCCAAGGTAACCATATTCATTTATGTGTCGCAAGGGGACATACTACTAAGATAATCAAACACGCAAGTGGGTATCGTGATTTAGATGGTAGTGTTAATCCAAGCGATGTGTTCTATATCAATGATACAATCGTTATCAAAGATGGTGGTTTAAAATGGGGTATTTATGTACCGCCTATTGTACCGCCTCCAATTATACCAATTAAGGTCGGCGATAAGGTGTTTATTAAGACAACTGCTACTACTTATTTAAGTGGTGTTAAAATACCACAGTCAAGAAAAAAAGGTGGTGTATTTGCTAAAAACCCATATACAATTAAACAAGATGGAGATACAGACAGATATAAAAAGAATAATGGTTATTGGTTGTTAAAAGAAATTAATTCTTGGGTTAAGAAAACCGAAGTGGAAAGAAAATAGGTAATGTTGTGAACACTGAAACAACAATTGAATTAGGACTATTATTAGCAGTGCTTGCAGGTGTAGTTACTCTATATAATGTGTTCACATCAAGGGGTATTAAAAAGTTAACAGAAGGTAGATGGCAAGGTTCGGTAGATATTAAATTAGATAATATCATTAACACATTTACTGGCTTAAGCAAAGATGTTGCACTAATTAAAGATGATATAAACGCATTACACACAAGGGTATCATTATTAGAAGGTTCAACAGAGAGAAGAAAAAGAAAAGTTAAAGAAACAGTTGAGTAAACTGTTTTTTTATTACACTTTTATAGGGGAATAATTTTCAATTATCACACTTTTTACTATGAATAATTACGAATTATGTAAATTAGCGTTGACATTATAATATATATAATATATAGTAAGCATTAAGAAAGGAGTGTAAACAATAACACTATGAAAAAGGTTCTAAGATTTCCTGCTATAACTGAAGAAGATAAAAGGAAATATCGTGAACGATTGAACAAAAGCAAATGGATAGATAGAAGCAATAATAAAATAGTTAGACAATTAAAACGGAAAGGAGAATTATGAGTTGGTTGTCAATGTTATTTAGTTTCATCATTGGTTTAATATTTGGATATGGTATCGCTATATTCGTTGTTATATGTAGAGATTGGAGAAAGTTATGATGAATACAATAATGTTTGTAACTGGTTTATCAGTTGGATTATTAGTTAGTGTGGTTACCTTTTGTTTCTTCTATAATTTGGGCGACCCAGATGATTATAAAGATGATGAAGATAGTTTAATATGAAAGAATATCTAAAGAGTAAAGAAGGTAATTTGTACTGTTGTAAATCAGGTTTAAGCGAAAATGAAAGACACATTGATGCAGACCATTACCCAGCAGAGATCAACAATGTTAATTATTGCGAAGATTGTTTAATAGAAGATTTTAATTTAATTATTTGTCAAGTTTGTGGTTTATTAACGATACCAGTATCTTATGTCAATGATAAGGGTGAAGTTGCTTATAATTATAGAATATGCGAAGTATGTTATAGCGATTTAGAAGCAATTAAAGAGAATAAGTTTTTTTTAAGACAAGTAGGCAAAGGAGAAAAATGAAAACGAAGGATATTATGAAGTTAGATTTAGATATTGATAGCCCTAATTATGTTAATAATGTAATGAGAATTATTGAAGATTATGACTTAGACCAAAAGCATTTATATTTAGCGAATATGTTATATTTAAGTATTACTAATCCTATTTATAGAGAAGATGAGAGAAAGGCATTATTGATTAAGTTGATAAACTGTTATCTATTAGTTAGTTTGGGGTTTAAAAGAGATTATGATTAAATACTACTTTAACAAAGATAAGTATATTAGTGCAAGAAGTGAACACGAAGATTTAACTTTAGAAACTGCTAAATGGTTATTAGAACACTCTTGTTATGCTGGCTTTAACGGTAAAGAAAAAGGAGAGTTAGAGAGAAGGGGTTATATTATTTTAAGTAGTTGGTGCGATGAAAGAGATGAGTAATGATTTATACCAAACTAATGAAGTTTATACAATGCACATTGGTAATAATAGACAAGAGTGGTTAGATAAGAGAATTAAGGGAATTGGTGGAAGTGATATTAGTGCTGTTATCGGTGTTAATTCTTGGAAGAACAATCAAGAGTTATTTAGAGAAAAGGTTGGTGGAGTAAAAGATTATAAAGAACCAACTAAAGCAATGAGATATGGCACTTTAGCCGAAAAGCATATTAGAGAATTGTTTGTGTTAGATAACGAAGGTAAGTATCAAGTTCAGTATATGGAAAATGCTATTGCACAGAATAATGAATATCCGTTTATGTTGTATAGCCCTGATGGATTGATAATTGATTTAGAGAATAATCAAAAGGGCGTCTTAGAGATTAAGACTACTGAAACTGTTAAGACTAACGATAAAGAGAAATGGAAAGAGCAGATACCACAGAATTATTATACTCAATGTTTACAAGGTTTGATTGTGTTAGGGTTTGACTTTGTGATATTAGTTGCCGAATTAAAGAATTACGAACACGAAACTAATACACCTTATTTTGTTAGAAAGATTTATAAGATTGAAAAAGTTAATGTATTAGAAGATTTACAATATATCAAAGAAAAGGAGATTGAGTTTTGGGGTAATGTGGTTGCTAAAAAAGAACCTACATTACTTCTAACATTGTAAAATTATGAATAAAAAAGAATTAAAAGAATTGCAAGGTTGTATTATTGCGTTCACAGTTGAAGGTCTTACCAGAGTTAAGAATAAAGAAGCAACTGCTGAAGAAGTGATTTATTTATTATCGGTTGTGTATAGTTTATGGGCTAAAGATTTATTTGATAGTGTTGAAGGAATTAGCGATGATGCTTTATCTAAGTTTGAAAAGATTACTATGAAATTAAGCGATGGAGATTTATATATGGGTAGTGAAGATGATTATTATGAAAGTAAACCTATTGGTAAACACTAATGGCTGATAACTTTGAAGTAGATGTTAGACAAACTAATGGAATTATTGAGTTTAATTATCAAGAATTAAAAGATAAGATCACAACAGCGGTTAAGCCATATACAACTATGGTAGTTGATAAGTATGGAATTGCAGATGCTAAAAAGATTAGAGCCAATCTTAATAACTTTAAGAAAGCAATAGATGACAAGAGAAAGGAGATAAAAAAAGGTTACCTTACACCTTACGAGATATTTGATAGACAGGTTAAGGACTTGTTAGAGATTGTTGATAGTGGAGTTAGTAATGTAGATATTCAATTAAAAGAGTATGAGCAACTTGATAAGACAATTAAGAAATCCTTAATACTTGAGTATTTTGAAAGTTTACAGTTTGGGTTGGTTGAGTTTGATAGATTGTTTGAAGACAGTTGGCTAAATGTTGGTTCAACTGAAAAAGTATGGAAAGAGCAATTATCAAACAAGATTGATAAAATTAGAGCCGATATTAAGATAATTGAGAATATGGGAGTTGAAGATACTAAAGTATTTATTCACTTCTACTTAAAAGATTTCAACTTACTGTCGGCTCAAGAAGAGTATAAATTGCTATACGCTACCAAAAGCGATATAAAGCCATTAGAGAGAGATATTGAGTTAGGGGTAGATTATGTACCAGAACAACTAAATGTCAACCTAAACTCATTAGAACTCGTTATAGAGCATTATAATGATGGCTTGTTAGTTAGAACCTTTGAAGTAACAGGAACTGGACAACAATTACTAATGTTAGCCGATTATATGAACAATGTTATTAAAATTAAGTTTACTAAATTAAATAAAGGAGAATAAAATGACAGTAAAGAATAGTTTAACAAATCAAAAGCCGAAGTTCAGCGTTGCTATACAAAGTGAAGGGTATAAGAACCTTATAAACTCAACACTTGGCGATCCACAAAGAGCGAGTAGATTTGTTGCAAGTATCAGCAGTGCAGTTGCTATAAACCCAGCGTTACAAGATTGTGATGCAGGTACAATTCTTAGCGGTGCTTTAGTTGGCGAAAGTCTTAATTTAAGCCCAAGCCCAGCATTAGGTCATTATTACTTAGTACCATTTAACGATAATGTGAATAATCGCAAGGTAGCCACATTTCAACTTGGCTAAACCAAATCTGGTCAAGTATAAAACCGCGTGAACCCTATTACTTAGGGGTGTGCCGATAAATCGGTGCTAACGATGAAACCCTTCAACCATTACAACCTATGTGAAAAGTTGTAATTAAGGGCAATATCGTGCTATAATATTTATATGATAGGTATCTACAAAATTACAAATAGAATAAACGGAAAATCATACATAGGTCAAAGCAATAATATTGATCGTAGATTTAGAGAACACACTAATAAGAAAAGTGAATTAAACTTATCAATTAAGCGTGCTGTTAAAAAATACGGTAAGGAGAACTTTGATTTAGAAATATTAGAAACAATAGATATACCAAATAGAGATAAACTAAATGAACTTGAAATGTATTATATTAGTTTGCACAAACCTGAATACAATAGAACTTTTGGGGGAAGTGGTCAAATGGGTATGTTTGCAAGTGATAAAACAAAAGAATTGTTAAGAAAATCAGGCAAAGAACAGTGGAATAACAAAACTGATGAAGAAAAAAACAAAATATTAAAGAACTTCAAAAAGACTGAAATTGGTCATAAAGTTTCCATTGAAACAAGAGAAAAATTAAGATTGGCTAACATTGGTAAAAAAGCCACAGAAGAAACAAAAAATAAAATGAGACAATCAATGTTAAACAAAAAATTAAATGGTTATGTTCGTGATAATAAAAAGTGGTATAAAAGAGTTGTTATCATTGAAACAAATATGGAGTTTGAAAGTGTTAAAGAATGTGCTTATTATATAGGAGTAATCCCCGCTTCCGTTAGCGGAGTTGTAACAGGTAGATATAAAACTTGTAAAGGGTATCATATTAAATATGTAGTGTAGAGACTACCTGTGATGAGTTTAACAGGGTAGGTTGGAAGATAAGTTACCAATCCAAGTGCGTGGCACACGAAAGTGTGAAGAGATAGTCCAAACCATAGTGATGATAAAATTACGGAGTTAGGGAAGGGTTATGTTCAATTAGCGATTAGAAGTGGTCAATATAAGAAGATAAATGTTATTGCAATTAAAGAAGGGGAGTTGATTAAGTATGACCCTTTGACAGAAGATTTAGAGATTAAATTGATTGAAGATGATTTACTGAGAGAAAAGACTAAAACTACTGGTTACTATGCGATGTTTGAATTGACTAACGGTTTTAGAAAGACAATGTATTGGGGTAAAACTAAAATGGAAACTCACGCACAAACTTACTCAAAAGGTTATCAAGCAAGAACAGGTTATACATTCTGGGAAAAGGACTTTGATGGTATGGCGTTTAAGACTATGTTAAGACAACTAATCAGTAAATGGGGGATTATGTCCATTGAATTAAAAACTGCTTATGAAAATGATATGAGTGCAATTAGAGAAGATGGCACTAAGATTTATGTTGATAATGATAATACAGTTAGTTTTGAACAAGTTAAAGATGATGTAGTTGTAGAAACGGTTGAACAAGAAAGTTTAGTATGAGCAAGTACAACTCTAAAAAAGTTGAGTACGAAGGAATAACATTTGATAGCAAGGTGGAGTTTAATTACTTCATCTTGCTTAGAGAATGGTTAGAGTGTGGTGTTATTGCTGGGTTTGATATTAAGCCGACTTATGAGTTGATACCTAAATATGAGAAGTATGGTGTCAAACACAGAGCAATTACTTATACACCAGACTTCCTAATACAACATTTGAATAACACCATTGAATTAGTTGATATTAAGGGATTTGGAACATTGGCAAGTGATTTAAGAAGAAAGTTATTTGATTACCGATACCCAGAATTAAAGTTGACTTGGTTGAGTTATTGCAAGAAGTATGGCGGTTGGGTTGAATATAACGAATTGATCAGGTTGCGTAAGTTGAATAAAAAAGTTGTTGACTTATAATATATATTATGATAACTTATATATACCATTAGTAATAGATAACTATAAGTATAGAATATATGTGTATTAGTATTAGTATTGTATTGTCTTAGTATTAGTATTGTTTAAGTATTGTATTGTTTTAAAGGATAAAGATAAAACAAAGAAGATATATCTTACTTATATAAAGGAGAATTAAATGAGTGAAGAAGTATGCCCTAAATGTGAGAACACCAGAATAAATGTTTATCAAGATGAAGAAGGTTATGTGTTCGCTAAACCTTGTGAGTGTGCTAATGAATATGATTTTAAGAGAAGAATTAAAAAGAGTGGATTGCTTAATGTGATTGAAGATTATACATTTGATAAGTTTGAAGTTAAAGGTATATGGCAAAAGACAGTTAAAGATAAAGCATTATCGTTTGTTGATAATACTAATGGAAATTGGTTCTATATTGGTGGACAAGTTGGTTCAGGTAAAACAATGATTTGTACTGCTATTGTTGGAAAATTGATTAAGCGTGGTTTAGATGCTCATTATATGATGTATCGCCAAGAGATAATGGAGTTGAAAATGGGTATGGAAGATTTTATGACTTACTCAAAAAAGTTAAATTATCTAAAGACAGTTAAGGTGTTATATATTGATGATTTATTTAAGGGCACTAATCAACCTACTGAAGCAGATTTAAGAATTGTGTTTGATTTATTGAATTATCGTTATGTCAATCGTGAGTTAATTACAATTATTTCAACAGAGAAAAGTATTGCTGATATTATGTTAATTGATGAAGCAATTGGAAGTAGAATATATCAAAGAAGTAAAGATTATGCTATTAAGTTAGCACAGAACCCAGATTTGAATATGAGAATGAAATAATGATTAAATGTCAAGATAGTTTAGAGTTCTTAAAAGGAATTAAAGATTACAATAACGATATTATTTATGTTGATCCACCTTATGC